GCCATTGTTGGCGACCTTGATGAGCGCCTTACCAAGCGCTCCATCGTACAAGTCCTTGAGTTCCTGCTGGACGAAGAAGACCTGATTGATGGCCTTGTCCAGCTCCTCCTCTGTCAGGACGGAACCGTTCTGGAAGTCAACAAGGCGGGTATCCAGCGGCGTGTGCCGCCGGATTTCCACCACGGAGTTCTTCACCGGGGTGAACGCCAGCTTGATCCTGCCGTCGCTCACCCAGCGGTGAGGCATCATGGGTTGTGCGTTGTTGACCGTTACCTTGACGTGGTTCCGGCTGATGTAGGGGAAGGTGATGTCGAACTCGTCGGTGGACCCGTCAGCGATGTAGGTGACGACCGAGCGGGCCATTACCTCCAGTAATCATCCTCCAGACTACGTTCGGGCAGTTCCTCATTCATCACCGCGATGATGTTTCGGATGCCCAGTAGGTTGTTGTAGGGAAGCAGGCGAGTCGCTCGGGTGAAGTCCTCCTGCGAGAACTGGTAGTCGTCTCGCAGCAGGCGGGCCGGAAGCGCCGCCGTGTCGATGGTATTGTCCACCAGCTCGACCGTGGGGTTGCCCAGCAGCAGGCCGCCAGCCAGACCCGAGGTGCGCGCGAAGGAAAACACCGGGTCGAAGCGGAGAACGTCCGCCGCGACGGTGTCCACTGCCATCGGTATGACCGAGGCGTAGCCCGAGTTATTGAAGGCGGCGAAGGCCACCTTGTCGAGCGACAGGCGCTTCTCAAGCTGCTCGTCGTCGTGGGCGTAGTTGGTCCACGTCCTCATCATGTAAACGAGGCCGCCGACGAACATGGTGGTGGCGAATGCGGTGAAAGCCTGAGCGTCCCGGTAGCGCAGCGCGTATAGCGTCTGCTTGGTATAGGCGTTCGAGATGAACCCTCGGAACTGCATCAGGGTCTTGCCCCACCACTTGTGCATCCACGGGGCGGACGAGCCGATGTCGTTCTCCTGCACCGCCCGGTAGGTCAGGCGGTCGAGGGCGAACGTGAAGTCATCGAGTAGGTCTTGATCCCACTTCTGCCAGTTGATGCGGACCAGCGCGCCAGCCTCGTCGAAGACCGAGTGCTTGCGGAACTCCTCCATGATGCGGTTGAGCTGCCCATCGTGAATACCGGCGTCGCGGATGCGGAGGCGCGAGCCGCTGTCGATCTGCGCGCCGCGCGCCCAGCTCGCCATCTTCTGGACGAAGCTCTTGGATGCCAGTACCTGCAGCGCCTCGTTCACCGGCCCGAGCAGGCCCGCGTAGCTGACGCTGCGGGCGATAGGGTCGATGATGCGGTCGGCCTTGTCGTAGAGCGCGTGTTCCACCTGCAGGCCAAGGTCGTCGATACCGGCCTTGCCGCGCCCGGACAGCATCCGGGTGCCGACGCCGGTCAACCAGCGCAGCTCCTCCTCCAGCTCCTTGTCGAGCTGGCCCGCCCTCATGCCTCGCCACAGGGAGCGCAGGCCGGGAACGTGCATCAGCATGTTCTTCATGCCCGCGTAGGCGACGATGTTGCCCACTTCGGAGATGGAGGCCAGACCAGCCTGTCCCATCGTGCGCGCAAAGTTGATCTTACGCAGGAGTGATGCCGCCCGGTTGATGTGTCCCGTGGGGTCTGCGTCTAGCGAACGCCCGAGGATCAGATCAACGACGGCGTCGAGGTCTTTGAAGTTGGCGAAGCTGCTGTCGTCGCCTGCGATGTCTGCCTTGAACCGCGCGTAGTCGGCCTCTGAGCGGAGCCCAGCACGGTTCGATAGGCCGATCCATCCGGTGATGGTTTTGGCGTAGCGGTCGAACAGCATACCGGCATCCTCGTGGAGAATGTCGGCGAAACGGACGAACTGGCCGTTGATGTAGGCGCTGTAGTTCTCGTCAAGGTCGATGCGGTGCTTGGCCTGCGCGAGGCGTCCGCCGTCCGGGTTGCCCTCCTTGCGAAACCGCTTGAGGTAGGCAATCACATCGTCAACCAGCGAGGGGTCGTCCGAGGGCAGGTAGTAGCGGAGGCGCTCAACGCTGTCCTCCGAGATGCCCTGCAGGAAGCCGAGGTCGGTATCGAGCATCCGGCGCTTCGCGCCTTCAACGTAAGCCTTGGCGATACGACCGGCCAGCTCGGGCGGCGTGCCCTTGGCGCGGATCGCACCGGCCACCAGCTCGATCATCCCGTGCTTGCCGACCTGCTGCCACATCTCGTGGAACCGGGCATAGTTGATGGACCGGGGCAGGTAGCGGGGGTTAGGTCCGATGTCGTCGAAGCCCTCGATGCGGGCAGCCTTGGCGCGCTCGCGCAGCTCGTCGAACAACGCGGACACCTTCTTCGCGGCAGCCTTGGCCTCAGCCGAGACTTGCTGCGCGCCACGGATCGCGCGGCCCACCTCGATGTTGAACCGCTGCTGCGCTTCGGAGCCGAGGTGACGGCGCATGAAGCCGTAGCCGTTGGACTTGGCCCACGCTTGGAACTCAGGCTCGGTGGCGAGGTAGAAGCGCCCGACGAAGCGGGTGTAGAGGCTGGTCGCCTCGCGCTCGGCGGTAATTTCCCGCACCTCGTCGTCCGCCCTTGGCAGGGCGTCCATGAGTTTGCCCGCCAGTGAGCGGACCTTGGGGTGAACCTTGTCGGACAGAAGCGACCGGGCGAACGTCGTCGGCAGCGCCAGCTTGGTGCCCCACCATTCGGGATCGTCCAGCGGGGTGGCAGCGGCGCTTGCGCTCGCGGCCTGCGGGCTGGGGACATTGTCGACCTCGACACGCTCATGCTCGGCAGCCTTGGGCGTTGCTTCGAGCGGCAGCTCGGCCTGCGCCGGGGCGTCACGCTCTGGCGCGCGCTGGACAGGCAGGTCGCCGAACAGGTCGCGTTGCATCTCGCCCAGCAAACCTGGCCCTAGGTCCAGCTCGGCCTGACCGTCAGGGAACTGGTCGAAGAAGCGGTTTAGCTCGCGCTGCGCCTCCTTCGCCTCACGGGCAAGGGTGCGCTCCATACCGCGCGCAAGACCGCGCTCGATGGCAGCCTCGGCCCGGCGCGCGGCGCGGTTGTCCGCGACAGGCGTGTCCAGATAGGTGAGCGGCGATGTGGTCGAGCGCAGCGCCTTGAACTGGCCCGCGCTGTTCATCGCCGTCCACAGAGAGCCGTTCGGCATGACCGCCACATGGGGCGACCGTCTCAGGAACTTCTCAGGGTCGAACTGCAGGTTGAGGTTGAGCTGCTGCTCGCGGGACGCCGGGGCGGCGAGCCCGAGGTCGAGCTGCAGGGGAGCATCCACGCGGGGCTGCTCAGGGGCACGACCCAGCTCGGCACCGGGGAACAGCTCGCGCTGGGTGCCCTTGGGGGTGTGGTCGAGGGGAAGGTCGAGCTGCTGCTCTGCCTTGGGGGCGTCCACGCGGGACACCTCGGTGCGGTAGACCTTGTCGGCGGCAGCGCGGATGCGAGCGTCGTCACCCTTGCCGATGGCCCCGAGGCCACCGCCTAGGGCCAGACCCAAGACGCCAGCCGCAGCAATGTCGGAAGCGTCGCGCGTCGCGTCGTCGGTGGCGATGACCGCCTCGACCGCCATGTTGGCGGCGGCAGCCGAGGCACCGGCCTTGGCGGCGCGGACGGCGCGGGAGCCGGTGGTGGCAGCCTTACCGAAGCCACCAGTGCCCACCGTCACCAGCCAGTCGACCGGGTCGAGTAGGCCGACCGCGATCTGCGAGGTGATGCTCTTGCCGAGCCCGGCAGCCTGCAGCGTCTCGCTGTCAGCGACGCGGCGCTCAACGGAAGACAGGATCGCTTCAAGATGGTCGGGGTTGCGCGCCTCGTACAGGCGCTCGTGAAACTCGTGAGGGATGCGCCCGATGCGCTCCTGTAGGCCGCGATCCTTGATGGCCTTGTCGACATCGAAGCTCTCGATGCGGAGGAGGTATTGGTCGAGCGTCTCGTTCTGGCGAGGACCAGTGCCGTCAGCGGCGATGTCCTCGCGGATGCGGTTGTAGGCGACCCCCAAGGAGGTCTCCGAGCGGAGCGCCGCGCCGAGGGATTTGAGCCAACTCGGCTTCTGCTCCTCCTTGGGCTGGGCCGGAACCTGCACAGGCTCGATGTCACGCACCACGTCGCCGGGGCGAACGCGGGCGCGTTCGAGAAGGGATTGCTCCATTCGTCTCCTTGGGGGTTTGGCTTAGGGAACTAGCGGGATGCCGTAGCCGGGCTGGGCCTTCAGGTAGTCCATCTCGGCCTTGCCACGACGCACGCGCGAGCCGCGCTCGCGGCGCTCACGGTTGGCGTCGGAGAACCACTCCTGACGGAGCACGTCGGCGCTGACCGAGTGCTGGGCAGCGGAGCCACGCTCCCTGATCCACAGCACAGGCTTGTTCGGGTCTTGGGCCACGACCACGTCATCGACGTCGATCTTCAACTCACCCGCGACCTTCTCCTTGATCCAGTCGAGGGCGTCCTCGTCGGGGACGGCGTCGCGGGAGTAGACCTGCCCACCACTGACGAAGTGGTTGGACCAGAAGCTCTCCTGCGCCATCTCGATGGCCTCGTCCTCGTCCACGTCGGGAAGCGATGCGAAGGCTTGGAAGGTCGAGGTAACACGGCGGCGGGCCAACAGGCTGCCGCTGAAGTCCCCGAACCCGGTAGGGTCGAGGATCTTGTCCACGGCCTTCTTCCCGAACTTGTCGACCATCTCGGCACCCTTCTGCCGGTCAACAGAGCTGACCCGGCTAAGGGCTTGCTCAGGGGTGAACGCGCCGGTCTTGGTCAGGGTCTCGAAGGCTTCGGCCCGAGCGCGGGCGACTTCCGGCAACGTGGCGTACAGGGACGGGTTCACGCTGCGGAGCTGCTTCACGTTGCGAAGCCAAGTGTTGAAGTTGGCGGTGTCGGTCGGCGGGGCGGACAGGAAGCGGCGGTAGCTCGGCGGGAGCATGCCGCGCCGGGCCTGCGTGATAACGAACTGCTGGCGCTCCTCGCGGGTCTTCAGCGAGGTGAACACCTCGTCGAGAACCTTGCCGTTCTGCTGCGGGGTGTTGGCCCATTGGTTGCCCGCCAGCGCGTTGAAGCGGATTTGCGCTTCCTCGTGGGCCTTCTCCAACTCACGCTTTCGCTTCTCCGCAAGGTACTCCCTGCGGGAGGCAGCCGTGTCGTTGATGCCGATGATGGTGCCTTCGGAGACACCAAGGGCCTGCGCCTCGTCGATGTCCTTCTTCGACAACCCGATACCATCGGATGCGCGGGCGCGCATACGGTTGACCCACGCGATGCGCTGATCGGCCATCGCCTCGATGCGGGCCTTCTCGGCTTCCTCGTCGAGCCGGTCGGCGTGAACCTTGAGGTCATCGCCATACTCGGTGGTGTATTTGACCGAGGGCGTGCCGTCCTGCCACTTGTCCGGCAGAGCCTTGATCGGTTGCGAGCTGCCAAGCTGCACGGACGCGGACTTGGCGGTCTCGGCGATGACCTTATTGATGTCGGAGCCGGACAGGCCGAGCGCCTTGAGCTGCGTGTGCAGTAGGTGCCAGTCGCTATCCTTGGCGGCCTTGTTCTGAAGGACGACGCTGATGAGCTGGTCGGACGCGGAAGCGACGCCGACCTCGATCTTGCGGTCGGTGACGTAGTCAGCGTCCTTGTCGAGCAGCCGGTAGCGCAGCTCCTGCAGGTTGCCGACCACCACGGCGGCTGCCCGGCCATCGGCCAGCAGCGGGTTCAGGGCCTCGCCGTCAGGACGCAGGAAGCCTTGGATCAGCTCGTCGAGCTTGGCGGCAGCTTCCGGGCTGTCGGCGTCAGGGTTCTCCCTACGCCACTCCTCGAACTGCTGGGCAATCTCGAAGCTGGCCTTGGTGCCCGCACTGATGGCGGTCACGCGGTCAGCCGCGCGGGCGTAGCTTTCGGACTTCGCCCGGCGCTGCTCATCGACCTGTCCAATGGCGGCGTCGCGGGCACCGAGCGCGGCGTCCTCCTCGGCCTGCCGCCTGTGCTTGCGGTCGATGGCATCCCGGCTGATGTCAGCAGCGACGTTGCCGAAGACACCAAGGGCGCTCGCCAGCTCGGTGAAGGCGTTGTCCTCGGCTACCTGCACGTTGAGCGGCGCGACGACGTCCAGCGAGGGAGCCGCGCGGGTGCGGGCCGACAGGCTACCGCGTGGGGCGCGGTTGCCGGTGTCAACTGTAGGGCGAGCCATTAGGCGCTACCTCCGGCAGCAGGCGTTGAGGGCTTCTTGAAGCCGCCGCCAGCGGCGTAGCCTTGGACGCCAGCAGAGATGATCTGCAGGCCAGCCCCAAGGAGGGACGGACGGGATGCGCTCGTGAGCGCCGAGTTGGTCTCGGCCACGCGGGCGCGCTGGCGGTTGCCGTGATTGGCTTCGATACGGGCGGCATCGAACTCGCTGTCGAACAGGATAGCCTGCGTGGTCTGCTCAAGGACGCGGCTTGCGTCGTTGAGGCCACGGCTCGCGCCAACGACGCGGGCCTGACCGATCCGCTGCATGGTCTCGATCTGGTTGTCGAACAGCTCGGCGGTGGTCTGCTGGCGCAGCTCCTCGGCTTGGATGGCGGACTGCTGCTCGATGGCCTTGGCCTGAGCTTTGGCGGTCTGCATCTGACCGACCACCGCCACGGTCGCGGTCGCGGCCATGATACCGGCCACGGCAATGGCGGGATTACACATGGGCTGTCTTCACCATCTGGATCATGGAGGGAGGCACCTCGGTGAGCGGTGGGTCCGCCTCGCGGAAGCCCAGCCACCGGAGGAACCGGCGTGATTTCACGTTCTCACGGGCGACCTGCACCATGAGCGTGGGGAATGGGGAATGGAGACGAGCGACCTGCGGCGGGGAGATACGCAGCAGGTCTTTGTGGTGTTCGTCGAACTCGTCGGTCGCCAGCAACCAAAGGGAGCCGACGCCCGGCAGGAGAGGGACGACGCCGAACATGCAGATCGGCGTGCCCTCCTCCCTTACCGTCCACGCGCAATACGACAGGGCCACCGACAGCGAGGCCGCGATGTCGTCAGGGTAATCCGACAGGCGGCACTCAAGGCGGTCGATGGCGCGGAGACGGGCGTCGATGAACACCGCGTCATCCAGCGTTGCGGCGTGGAGCGTCTTCATCGGGCTCGGTTGTGGTAGGTCATCTCAAACTCGGCGGACTGGAAGGTTGCCGCCGCATGGGAGTCATTGATAAGTGACACGCGGGCGACGTCGGCTTGCCCGTACACTTGGAAGCTGTAGTCCCCGGAGTGGTAGGCCGGTGAGCCCAGCACGAGGGAAAGCGCGCCAAGGGTCTTGCCGGTGAACTCGGCCAGCTTGGCAGGCACCACGTATTCGACCTGAGGATCGGTCCCGTAGGGAGCCACCTCGGTGGCGAAGTAGGCGGTGTCCGTGTAGTAGACCGTCAGGCCGCGCAGCACGGTGTAGCCCGACAGAATGTTCCCTTGGCGGTCAGCAAGGAACGGCGGACTGAAGACGTAGCGGAAGGTGTATCGCTCGCCCACGAGGCACGGGTAGCCTCCGTAGTTGCCGGGCACGGCCACGGCTGCGGCGTTCACCCACCTGTACTGCGACGGGTCGATCAGTGCCTCGCGCTTGCCGACAGGCGCGGCGTTGCCCTGCACGATACGGAGCTGGGATTGCACCGGGGCGTAGGGCAACGTGAACAGCGTGTCGTCGGTGGCCGGGCGGTAGACGCCGGTCACGACGGCGCGGCGGTCCAGATAGACCTGATGGTCCGCTTGGGCTGGCTTTGCGCCGGACTGCAGGGACAGGCGCTCAAGGTAGACACCATCGGGGCGCTGGATCAGCAGGTACAGATGCTCGTCCAGCACCTCGACCGACAGGATCGTGGCGTTCTGGTCGAACTCCCAATAGCTCCATGCCGACTGCGTCTTCTCGGTGGGAGAGCCCCACGCGAACTTGTAGACGTAGATCCGGCGAGGATGCGTGTCGGTGAGGACGAACAAAGCCTCGTTGGTCGGATCGGCGGCCAGCTTGCGGGCACCCTTGGGGAGATACCGAGGGACGTGCGCCGTGATGTCGGCAGCCTCGGTCGAGACGCCAGCATCGGTGGGCCGGTTGTAGTATTCGTAGACCCGCGTGTAGGCGGTACTGTCGGCGCAGAAGTAGATGTCGCGGCCAATCCGCACCGGGCGAGCCTTGACGTTGGTCTTGTAGCTCGTGACCGGCGTGATGGCGACGCTGTCAGGCGTCAGGCCGAAGTCGCCCCATGACAGCTTGAACTGCTGCTGCTCGGCGAACAGCATCAGGCTGTCGGCGAAGGGGACGGCGTGCTTGAGGATCGACACCTCGCTGCCAGTCACGGCGACGTCGATAGGGTCGGACGCCACGAGCGTCGTCACGGTGTTGCGCCAGAAGTTGCCGAAGTCGGCGGCGGCGGACATGACCGTGTTCTCATCGACGAGGAAGCCAAGCCGGTTCTGGATGAACAGGACGTCGTTGATCCGGCGTCCAATGAAGGTGGGCTCGGGGTTGCTCGTCTTGTCGCCAACCTTACGCTCGGCCCAAGAGAACGGCGCGAAGCTGAACGTACCATCCTTCTCGCGGACCAGCGCGTGCGGCATGGTTCGGGCGTCGATCTTGTTCACGTACAGGAGAGGGTCGCGGTACTCCTCCCATACGCCGCCCTTGCGGATGACGTAGTAGGAGGAGAACTCGTTGTCCGAGGAACCGACAATCTTGTAGACCTGACCGTCGACAGCAGTTTCGGGCAAGTCCTCGAACCGCTGCTTCTCGCCCATGTACCCAACACCACCGTAAGGCATGTAGATGCCGGGGTACTGGTAGACGTTGCCGGGGTTATTCCGGTTGAGCCAGCGGTAGTAGGACTCGTCGACGGTTGTGTCCGGGGGAAGCATCGCGCAGGTCACGCGCCGGTTCACCACGAAGGTATAGTCAGCGACCGTAATCAGCGCGAAGTCCTCGGCTGCGTTCTGGCAGTCGAGGTAGGCTTTTCCATTGGGGAAGTTCACGGAGACCTGAGCGCCGGTCAGGTGGTTGTAGACGCGGAGGTCGCCATCGGTGACGACCACGATGTATCGCTCGGAGAGGTCTCGGTTGATATGATGGATGGTGGCGGGGCCGAAGGCGTCAGGGCGGACGAGCGCGACATGCTCGGTTGGCGGGCGCTTGCCCAGCCCGTCCGCAAGCGTGGCCCAACCATTGACCTGCTCCTCCGCCTGAAGGACGGAGCGCAGGGTCGGGCTCTGCTGGGAGACGCCGTCATACAGCCCCGGAATGGGCTTACGGACGAGCATCAGGCGTAGCGGCTATTCCGGTGTCGGTTGTAGGTCATGCTGCGCCCGTGGCGGACGGCAGCGTCGCGGATGATGTTGTTGTCTTGACTGATCCGCTCGGCCTTGCGGAAGTCAGCGTAGGCTTTCCACTCGCGCTCCCTCAGGAGGTCATCGAGCTGGGGGCTGCCGACCACCGAGGCTTGGAACCGCCGGGCGGCCAGCGCAGTGATGTAGCTGCGGGCGTACTGAGGGAGAGCCTCGAAGGGCAGCAGGCGGATCATCTCCACCTCGACCGGCTTCTCGAACTCGAAGCTGTCCCGGCGCACGTCATAGAGCTTGCGCTGCCCGGCATCGTTGAAGTCGACCTGCACGATGGCGTCGATGTTGGGATCGACAGGGTCCACCTGCAGGGCATCGGTCGGGACCAGCACATGACCGTCGAGCCGTTGGGACAGCTTGACGACGAAGGTGTTGAACTTGTGGCCCTTGGACTGCACCTCACGGTTGACGTTGGTGAGTTGCAGCCGGGCGACGGACACGTCACGGATGCCCGCAACCTCAAGGGTATTCACGGGCGCTTGCCCGATGGCGAGCAGCATCTCGTTGACCGCGTCCAGTTCGGTCATTGCGGACATTCGGGAGGTGTCTCCTAGAGGAACAGGAGCCCGGCGATGAGACCCCCAAGGGTCCACCCAGCGAGGTCACGCAGGGAGCCGGGAGAGAGGATGGAGCCATCTTCGGTAATCTCGCGGATCAGGCCGCAGGCCAGACCTCCGAGGGTGGCAGTGAGGACGCTTGGGAACAGAATGAGCAGCCCGACGATAAGGAAGGCTGCCGCCGCATGGGCGGATTGGTCGATCAGTTCTTTACGGAGCATGGCATTGATGGCGGTGGGTGGGTGGTATCGAACCACCGGCTCACGGTTTTGGAGACCGGAGCGCCGACCTCGGCTCACCCCCATGACGAAAAAATGGGGGCCGCCCTAAGGCGACCCCCTCGGGGCTTACGCGATGGCAAGCTCGGCGGCGCACTTCGACCGCAGCGGGCCGTGGCCAACCAGATACTTGCCGATCATCAGGGTGCCCTGACGACGCATATCGTAATCGCTCTCCATCTGGACATCGAGGAGCTGCACGGTGGCAGCCGCCATCGGGGTCCAGACCAGACCACGGGTGTTGGTCATGTCGAC